ATGAAAAAGACCTATCCACCAACCTGTGCATTAAGAAGAGTTATGCCATTGATGGCTGCTCTTTGCTGCGTCCTTTCCGGCAACATTTCAGCACAAACATACGATGAAAATGATATTCCATATCCCTGGACACTCCAGGAGGTTAAGGATTATTACCAGCAGAGAATTGAGCAACTTGAAACTTTGGGTATAAAAGAAGATTTCCCAACGGAAAGGCAAGTCAATAAAGCATTTAGAAAATTTGCTACTAAAAACCATCCTGATAAAAATCTGGGACAGCAGGCAAAAGCCAAGGCCCTAATGGAAAAGGCAGGCCATGCCAGAGATAACTTATTTGATCCAGATCTCAGCAAGCTCGACAACGCTCGCACCGACTTTTTGGGTAGACCTGATCTAGGGAAGGTGTGAACAAGTTCCTTGTGAGCTAATCTACCATCAGCTCATATTTGGAGTTCACCATGAAGAATCAGCTCACGTTTGCCGACTGCGAGTTCACCCAAAAAAAGCGACAGACTCGTAAAGAGAAGTTCTTACTCAGAATGGAGAAGCTGATTCCCTGGTCTCGATTAGAAGCCGTCATTGAGCCTTTTTATCCAAAGCCAGGTAATGGAAGACGCCCTTACCCGCTAGCAACCATGTTGCGTATTCACTGCTTACAACACTGGTACAGCCTGAGTGACCCAGCAATGGAAGATGCACTTTATGAGATAGCCTCAATGCGATTATTTGCAGGCTTATCTTTGGAGAACCCCATTCCTGATCACTCAACCATCTTGCACTTCCGGCACCTTTTGGAGAAGCACAAGCTTGGCCGTAAAATTTTTCAGGAGATTAATGAGTGGTTAATAAGTTCTGGCATTGTACTGAAGGAAGGCACTCTGGTGGACGCCACTATTATTGAGGCGCCTACATCCACCAAAAACCAAGCAGGTCAACGAGACCCTGAGATGCATCAAACCAAAAAGGGAAACCAGTGGCATTTTGGAATGAAAGCTCATATTGGTGTCGATGCCAGAACTGGGCTGACTCATAGTCTTTCAACTACGCCCGCAAATGACCATGACCTTAATCAAACTAAGAATTTATTGCATGGAGATGAGTCCTTTATTGGGGCGGATGCTGGATACCGGGGGGCAGAGAAACGAGAAGAACTGAGCGACTGTGAAGCGGAGTTTTTCATTGCTGAGCAACCCAGCAAAGTGAAAGCCCTGAAAAAGCATCCCCGAAAAAATAAGGTGGCGATCAAGTTGGAGTATTTGAAGGCCAGTATCCGAGCGAAAGTTGAGCACCCCTTCAGAATCATCAAGTGCCAGTTTGGATTTGTAAAAACAGCGTATCGAGGCATCGGGAAAAATGACAATAAACTGGCCACTCTTTTTGCTCTGGCTAATGTGGTTAGATTGGATCAAATGCTACGTAGGGGTTAATCTGCCTATCAGCCGAGAAAACCGGCTGAAAAGTAGATAATGAGCGACCCTATCCTCGCTTTTAGTTCTAAGAATTGTGTTTTAGAACATGCTCAAAGGATTGATGGACTTCTTCACACCTTCCTTAGTTAGTTGCTGCATTCTCATTCCCTTAACTTTTCGTGATGTATTAAAATGTAATCCATGCGCCCCTCCTTCACACCCCCTTGGTCATCATTTATTAATTAGTGAAGTGAGCAAATTAAGTAAAAGTGACATTGCTATAGTCCATGCACCTATTTCTAGCACTGCCGATAATGATGTTTCGGTAAGATCTGGTGGTAAGTGGGTTAGAAAATTTCTTAAATCAACTTTTCACAAAGAAAACAATTTATCTAATGTTGAAGCTGGATATATTATTGACTTAGACTTTAGTGAGAGAATTCTATCAAATTCAATAAACTTATATGATTTTGGAGATATATATTTCAATCCAAAAACTGATACACAAAATACTGTTGGGCAAAGACTATCTTTCATATGTCAAAATGTAGCTTCTCGTCATTCAAAACTAATTGTCCTTGGTGGCGATCACTCACAATCTTACTTTACAATTGGATCACTAGAACAAGTTTATCCAAAACTAGGAATCATTCATTTTGATGCACATTCTGATTTATATACATCTGGAAATAGCTTAGACAAAGAAATGAATCACGCAAACGTCTTTCATTGGATTAATGGAATGGATCACGTGAAATCAATATTACAAATAGGTCTAAGGGATACTTATTTTCAAACAGATAGCAATATAAGAGTTGTTAAAAGCAAAAAAATTCAACAATTTTCTGCTTTCGAAATCATGTCTAATGGGTTTTCGAGATTATTAGATTCGCTAGACTCTGATTTAGACTGGTTTATTTCTTTTGATGTTGATGTGTTACATAGAGTTGATCTACCTGAAACAGCTACACCAGTCTTAGGAGGCCTTGACTTTTATACAACATTTAGAATTTTTGAAGAGTTATTTCAGCGTCTAAGAATTATTGGTATGGAAGTTGTTGAAATAGGCGAAGGCACACCAACTGCACATGGAGCTGCGGCAATAGCTTCAAGGTTAATTTCTCGGTTTATATTTAGTACTCATAACAAAGAGTCATCAAAAGGAATTATCTTCCAACCAACTTTAAACTAATAACTCTTGATGGAGAAAATTTTGAACTTACTCGACTTAATATTAATATCGAAAGAAGCGCTTACTATTGATCAGTGTGATATGTTAATAGAAGAGTTTAAACAAAGAGAGTTTGATTCTGAAAAAGAATCATCTTTAAATTCACAAACAGGTTTATTAGAAGAAGCTTCATATAAAACCATTTCACTAAGACCAAATACAGAGTGTTTCAAAATCTTACATTCAGCTACAGGAAAAATGATTACAAGTTGGATGCGTCATTTAGAAGAACATGATATGTATAATACAAAACTACTAAAGCAAAGTTTGAAATACTCTCATGATTACAGAATTTTAAAGTATAGTTCAGGAAGCAAGATTCACCCACATACGGACTGGGATTTATTTACTATTGGCAGCTGTTCATTCATTTTAAATAATGAATTTAAAGGTGGTGATTTTTATTTTTTTAATGGCAAAAATAAAATCTCCTTGAATAAAGGAGATGCAATTATTTGGCCTGCTGATTGCTTTTGGGTCCATGAAGTAAAAGAAGTTATTGAAGGGGAAAGATATTGTGCAAATTCATTTTTGACTTGCTTACCTGATGATTATGTTGATGAAGTATTTGAAAAAATTAATCGTGATATGTCAGACAGAGAAGAAGGTTCTCCTTACCTCCATGAGTTGAATTAAGTAACCAGAGAATAACTTCTAATTTTCTTCCCTTATTTAATTGGGATCTAATGCTAGCTGAAATCAGCCCCTCAAGGCCTATTTACGGGGCAAAAGCCTATGTATCTGCTCAGAATTTATAGGCGCATTTTTCGGCCGGTTGGCTACACCCCAGTAAAATCAAGGGAAGCATTCTAAAATCAGGCTCTTTTGCCTATAAAAAAATGAGCAGTTACTAGGGGGCGCAACCAGACCAAGGAAGCGGTTAACTGAAGCACTCCCAGGTAGTTGTTTCGACCCAACCGTTCGTACCGGGTTGCAATTCGTCGGAACTGCTTCAGTTTCTGGAACAACCTTTCTACAAGATTGCGCTCTTTGGTCATGTCTCAAAGCTGTTGAAAGTGCTCTCTATTAATGAATTCCCCAATCACTTTGTCATGCACCTTCTCTGAGCGTGAAAAACAAATTGTTTTTCGATTCAATCTCTTTAGTCGGGTTCTGAAGTTCAAATTTTCTCGCTCAATGCCTTGAGTATTAGCTTTACCAACGATGTGTTGCTCCTTAGGTAACAGCCTTTCGTAAGCTCCCCAGTCATCCGTGAAATACGTTTTGATACTATAACCTTCGAGGTGGGCAAGAAGTAGTTTCAGTACACTGTCTTTTCTCCGGCCAAACTCATAAGCCAGTACTTTTCTGGTATCTGGGTTCCATGCATACCAGAGCCATCGAGGGTTCTTTTTACTACCCACATATGACGGTAATCCTCCCTTTTTTAACCGCAGTTAAAAGTAGAGGTTAAGCTGCCATCAGTGGTGGCCTGCCATTGTTAGCTTTATGTGGTCTTTCATGATTGTAAAACCAAAGCCACTCGGTTGCATATTCCTGAACCTCTTCCAGAGACTCAAAGAGGTGTTTGCTGACCCAACTGTATCGAACTGTTCTGTTATGTCGTTCGATATAAGCGTTTTGTTGAGGGTTACCCGGTTGGATATATTCAATGCGGATTCCCTTTCTTTTCGCCCAATTGGTGAACTCGTGGCTGATAAATTCAGGTCCATTATCGCAGCGAATAATGCTTGGCTGATCACGCCATTCCAGCAACTGCTCCATGACCCGAATAACTCTCAGCGAAGGCAGCGAGAAGCCTGGCTCAATAACCAGACCTTCACGACGATAGTCATCAATAACATTGAGTAGTCGGTAGCTTCGACCATCAGCCAGTTGGTCATGCATGAAATCGATAGACCATACCTGATTTGGGCGCAAAGGCTCCTTTAGTGGCTCAGGCTTATTACGATTCAACCGTCGCTTTGGCCTGATACGCAAGTTTAATTCCAGCTCCTTGTAGATGCGATATACCCTTTTGTGGTTCCAGGTAAAGCCCTGAACATTGCGTAGATAATCAAAACACAAACCAAAACCCCAGTCGCTATGCCGGGTGGTCAGCTGTATTAGCCACTGTGCAATCTCATCGTTCTCTGAAGCCTGTTTGGGTTGATAGCGATAACAGGTTTCACTGATTAGGAAACAGTAACAAGCCTTGCGAATGCTGATGGAGTGTCGCGCCACCGACTCCTGAGCCATACAGCGACGCTCACGGGGCTTTACCACTTTTTTGCCATGGCTTCTTGAATGATTTCAGCCTTTAGGCGTTCGTCAGCGTACATTTTTTTGAGCCGCCGGTTCTCTTCCTCAAGCTCTTTGAGCCTGGTCATAAGGGAAGCATCCATACCTCCGTACTTGGCTCGCCACTTATAGAACGTTGCGCTGCTCATCCCGTGTTCGCGGCAGAGTTCGGGAACTGGTGTTCCAGTTTCTGCTTGCTTGAGAATCCCGAGGATCTGACTGTCTGTGTATTTTGATTTTTTCATGCAGAATCTCCTGCGTATAGGTTACGAGAAAATTCTACTTTTGGCTGCAGTTATTTTTCGGGATGATTACCTGACCACTGTTCATCCATTTGGCACACCAGCTCAACTGTCGAAGTTTCGCTCGGAGCGGGCTCTGCCTTGGGAGGTGTTAGTTTTTTAAATGGGCGACTACCGTATTAGGGCTGATTCTCAATACACGAGCGGTATCTCTGACTCCTGAGCCATTCATGGCCATATCGATAATGCGTTCATGGGTGCCAGGCTGGTTGGCGTTGTAGCGGTATTCAAGCTGGAAGCACTTATTGCAGTTGCGGCAGAGGTATCTTTGATGACCGGTATAAGCCTTTCCATTCTTAACGACATTGTCTGTCTTTTGACAATGTATACAAGCAACTTGAATAACAGCCATATAGCACTTAGAAAAAAGCTTAGGAATATACAGGATCAACAGTTTTAGGTCACGACCCCTGTTTCATCACTTGTTCTGTTCTCTGAAAGCCTTGGTAAGGAAGGAAAGTACACCAAAAAGATGCGCAAAATGCTGGCGGGCAAGGCATTGGACGTGTTGCAGTGGATGGTAATGAAGAATGAAACAAAGAAAATCAAAGCTTAAAATTCAGACGAAGGGCAAGTCCTACAGCCTCCACGACTCACCTCTATACAAACTGAAAACCAAGCGTAAACTTGCGAGTATTCTTCAGCACTCACTTCCAGACTTGAAGCTTTTGTGTAGTGATGAAGGCAATTATGCCGTTTTTGAAGAAACCAAGAAGGGCAGCAAACCTCGTGAGATTCAGAAACCAAATCCCAAGCTTGAAGTCGTCCATACCCGTATAGCCAGCCTGCTCTGTAGGATCGACACCCCAAACTATTTACACTCTGGTAAAAAGGGTCATTCCAACGTCTCGAATGCTTATGCTCACGTCAATTCGGATAATTTGCTGACCACGGATGTAAAGTCATTCTTTCCTGCAACATCCAGAAGGCAAGTATTTTCGTACTTCTACTCTATCATGCAGTGTTCACCAGATGTTGCAGATATGCTGGCTGATTTGTGTACCTATAATGCTCATATCCCAACAGGAAGCAGAATCAGTATGCCCCTTGCATACTGGGCAAATGTCTCGATGTTCAATGAGCTTCAGGCATTATCACTGAAGCATTCGGTCAAGATGACTATTTATGTTGATGACCTGACATTTTCCGGCAAGAAAGTGAACAAGCTATTCCGGTTGTGTGTGAAGAGAATTCTAGAAAATTATGATCACGCCATGCACCCAGCCAAGACCATTCTTTATCGTGCGGCTCAACCGAAACTGGTTACAGGTGTGATTGTCACAGAGGGGCAGATGAAGGTTAGGAATGAGCAGCATCAACAGTTGGCATCTGAGCTGGACATATGGAAAGCAATAAAAGATCATCCATATGCAGCAGGTATGAAACCCACTTCTAAGTTGCTGGGACGTTTATATTCAATGGCTGTGATTGACTCTCGTTACAAATCGAAAGCAGTAACAGTACGAAAATCCACTCATACATAAGATCAAAAATAATCATACCTCTGACTCATATTGCGCCAGTTCTGGCGTAGAGCCTTTAATGACTCCTCCCTGGATAATAGCTTTCTGCCCAACATCAACAGACATTCCCTGCACAGTGACTACAGAGCCGTCTCGCAGACGAACTTGACTGGTACTGTTCGAGTTTTTGGCTACGACAGTAGCAACCGTTTTTGCCCCTTCGGGAATCAGGGACTTGAACTGTTGCCAGATGTTGGTAGTGGCCATGTTCTTCTACGCTTAATAGTGACGCTCGAGCTCGATGGATTGACTGAACTTGCTGCCTGATATCCGAATACTGGTGGACAGACAGAGTGCTCGCCAGTTTCCATTGATATCCTGCACTTCAATTAACTGACCCGGTTCAACCAGCCCAGGGGCGGTATTGTTATCCGTGAGCGGGATCTCCAGAGTGGTGATACTTTGATGGCCACCTTTGGCCAGTTCATTCCTGCCCCGTTCAGTGTTGACCTGTGTCTCAGTCAGCCAGTCCTCCAGAATATCAGGCGCAGGATTATCGCCTGCAGTGCCTTGACGTTTCACATTGACCGCTACCCCTGCATGAGTGCCTGAGACATACACTGCGTTGTATTCGGGTTCTGGTCGCCAGCTTGCACTCAGGTTGATGACCATGCTGGCCGGTACGATTTTGTCCATAGTGGCGCTGCTCCAGCTCCAGGGGCTGGCCGGGTATCTGGGCTTGATGTTCAGTTGATCGCTATCCCGGGCAGGAATGATGACAGCGCCTGCAGTGCTCGCTAATCGTGCCACCACCTTCATGGGTGTCTCGTTCTGGTAGCTGAAGGTGCCACCTGGGATGATCCAGTCGGGTGTGCTGAAGTCGTCCAGCTCCGGATACAGGGCTGTGAAGCCGGTATTTTGCAGTTCTTCGGTGATGGCTTGTTTTGCATTGATGTTACTACTGTTGGACTTGCTGCGTTGCGGTGCATAGGGTGACGCCAGCAGCTGTGTTCGGCTGGTGCCATAGACGGTGTATTGCTCCTGACCAAAAGCTCTAGAGCCAGTGTAACGCTCGACAATAAAGACCCACTTCCAGCCGTTGATATCCACTTCGATTTGCTTGGGTCCGTTCTGATCCGGTTCCACTAATGCCAAGCTGCTGGCTCCCCAGAGTTGACCACTGAGGCTCCAGCTGAAGCTGTCAATGTCGAGGCTGATCTCTATGTCATTCAGCTCGATAGCCGTCCGTGTGGGTAAGGTGACCACGCTGATCGTATTCATAAGCAGATAACTCTCCCTGATCTCTGGTTGTTCCGGTTCGGGCTTTTCGATGACATCGATCTCGCCGCCATAATTACTCTTGGTACTGTCATCTTTAGCTTTTCTTCCAGGGCTCCAGGGGAGGATGACGAGTTCATCCTGGATACGGTTACTGCTGAACCTTGAATGCTGATGTGAGTCTCGAGGCTGGATCGGATAGTTGGGTGACTTATCACCCAGGCTGAAGTAAACCGCCGAGCTGGTGACCGGGGTGTATCGCCTGCCCTGGAAGGTGAAGTCCAGCTGTGAGGGGCCGGGTACTTGGTAGCCAGTGATGGTCTGCTGCTGGAAGGCCCCATACTCATTGCTGCGATCAAAACGCTCGGTCTGCTGGCGATCTTTCCAGCTGGCTTTCTGCCAGGGTTCACGGCTTTCTTGTTCCCTGGCCTGGATGCTCTGATCCCTGACCTCATGGAGGTCGGATTGTTTGGCAGCCGGTTGCCGCCATAATGCTTCAGCCTGATTCTGTCGATCATGGCCGTTGGCATGACTGATTTGTGCTGATCGTTCTCTTTCAGGCACCTGTCCCCAAAACAGTCCGAGAGCCTGAGCTTCCAGAGCCCGGGCCTGATGACTGCTTTGCTGGCGGCTTGTCTCAATCGTCAGGGAGTGTTGAAAGCGACTGCTGGCAGATGCCTGATACACTGCTCCTGTCTGCCACTGACTCTGCCAAGCACTAACCACCGAGGGCGGAGGAATAAAGGCGTAGGTGGGCTGTGGATAAAACAGAAAATGGGAGACCGGTTGATAAGCCTCCCGAGGAAAGTTGAAGTACTGAGTCTCTTCTGGAAAGTAAGCCACGTTCAGCTCTCAGGCACTATTTCTGGAAAGACGGGTCCATGAGCCAGAGGACGCGTGTAAGGTTTGGCTTTGAACTGTGCAGTCCCTACTGTTTGAATACTGTCGTCAAACCACCAAGTGGGTTCTGTACTGTCTCCGGTACCGGCAACAGTGCAGTGATAGACGTAGCCCTGAAAGTCGACGGGTCGGATCACGTCGCCAGTTTCATAAACTGTATCGGCTTGCCAGACATCACCATAGTCATCCACGGCTACAACAATGACTGATCCTTCATAAGGGCTGGTCTCCAGAGAGTAGCTGCCACTGGTACTGTCGCTCATCACGCTGCCCAGTACAGCATGTTTGGTCTCTTCACTGCCATCCACTTCCAGCAGGGCCTGGGTAAATGCGAAGACTTGCCGGGCGACGGGCTGGTCATCTTCGGTCACCACACCTTGTACCCGGGTGGTGTTGCCATTGCCCGGAATGATGATGCCACCACCACTATTGGCTGATGGTGGTGTATTGCCTTCGACCCATACTACTGTGCTGTCGCCTGTATTCGTCCAGACTATTTCACTGCTGACGTTTTGACGGCTGGTCGTGATCTTCAGAGGGTTGCTGCTGTCTTCAAAATCCCAATGCCACAGTGTCATAGATTGACTGTCAGAAACTGTGGGTGGAATACTGCTTTTGTCGTAGCGATTTATCAAAGAGGCTTTCAGCATCAACAACCCTTTCGCATTGCCTATTGATGTTCCATCACCTCCCAGAATGGCCCTGAAGTAAGCAGCAGAGAGGTACATGCTTTTATGGTTGTAAATGGAGTGAACCGTCTGTGCAACGCCGTTAAATAGGATGAATACACGATCACTGACTGTATTTTGAGAAGGATGCACGGTTATTACCAGTTCAAACAGCTCATCAAAAGGAATCGAGCTTTCGCAATACCCCCTTAACCCCAAGCTCCCATAACGTGACCCCAGCACTTTGACAATGCCACTCTCGATATAGATTTGTACCTGATAAGCAGAACCTGAAGTGCTGTTATCCGAGAAGGTATACAACAACGGAACTACTTGATTCGCCTGACTGGAGTCTACCTGGATCAGGGTATGAAAGTAGAAGTCCTTGGTACTGTTGAAGCCTTCGTTATCAGCGCTGTAAGTTACAGGGGAATCTAATCTTCCCTGCGTATTCTCTTTGCTGAACCATATCCCTGCCATCAGTCCGCATCCCCCCGAATTTGCAATGTAAACTGGTCATGGGTTTCCGTGCCCTGACCGGCCAGCACGGTTCGGCAGATCCACACCGGTGCCAGGCAGCCATCGGTATTGAAGCGGATCACATTGCCCACCGACCAGCCGGTCCCCCAACCTTCGGCCTTAATGGTGAAGTAAGGCGTACCGGTTTCCGGATTAATCGGTGCTGCGTCCACCGCCGTGATAGCGGTATCGATAATACCGAGCTTTTCTTCCACGATCTGGAAGGCGGACGACGAGGTAAAGATGATCGCCCACTTACCGAAAATGGCTCCTTTGTTGGTCACCTGCAGTGGGTAGTTGATGGTGTTGTACTGAGCGGTGGTGTTGTCGCCGATGCGCTCATTGCTCCAGTTGGGGTTGCCGCCGTCCCAGACTTTCTGGCTGAAGAAGTGATGCACCCGGGCTTGCAGGTCGCCATAAACGACGGCGCTGCTGACGCTGGTTTCATTGGCTGGCAAGGTCCAGGGCACCGGGGCAATGATGGACAGCTCGCCATTAATCTGCACGTCGCTGGCCACGCTCATATGCTCGACCCTGTCCTTGATGCTCAGGGGGGCGATCAGGCTGTTGCTTTCACTGTTCTGGAGCAGCAGTGGATCGGCAAAGGTGACTGTACCGGCTTCCCTGTCGGCGGTGTACTGGGCAGGATCGAGCAACTTGCCCTGGCTGTCCTCGACGATGATCTCCGCCTGGTAGTCCCGGTTGAGGGTGACCACCTGACCGGCAGTGGGTGTACCGGCATCGGTGGCCTGGGTATGGCTGATCACCACAATGTCGCCCGGGCGGAAAATAGGCACTTTACCATCGGGTGGCAGGCGGACCGGCTCTAAACCGATCAGCTCTGCATCCAGTGGCAGGCTGGTTTCCACAATGCAGTTATAGCGGACACTCTGGGGGATCACATAGATAGGCTCGCTGCCATCGGTAAAGGTCAGTTCACACCAGCCGGTGGTGGTATCCATCTTGCCCTGAACTTCAGATGTATTGATATCGCCGTTAAAGTCGGCGGTGGCGGTGATGACATCGGCGTTATCCACACGCACTGCGATCAGCTGCAGGCTACCTGCCCGAATGGGTGCACCGGGTGTTCTGAAGGCGACCGCATCCACTTTAAAACCACCGGAGATCGTAGCAGCAGACTGAATGGCAGCAGTGCTTATTGTGCCGGAAGGGTACACGGCCAGTGTCGCCACTCCACCGGTATAGTCAATCATGCCCACCGACGATCCGGCATTGGTCTGGGTGCTGACGTTTTTATAAAGCACACCGTCCCGGTCAAAGTAGAGCTCACCGTTCCATTCCAGGATTACGCTACCAGGTAACAGTGGATCTTCAATCAGGGGCAGCAGATCAATGGTCAGTTCCGGCGCACTCAGAGTATCGGTATTGGCTTGATGACTGAGACTGTTGCTCTGAGCTTTGCTGGTGACTGTGTTGCCTGAAAACACTTCCGTCTTGGTGGTGTTGGTGTAAGTCAGTCGGTACTTGTAACCTTCTTTGCGAACGGTGTATTCGGGATAGTTATAATCTTCTGTCGCCTGCAGGGTGAAGTTGCCGGTCTGGTAATCAAGGGTTCCTGCCATCCCGCGCCAGTTTCCGCTGCCATCGTCACTGACACTTTTGAATCGCTGGGACGTGGTCTGGTAGGTGGAGTACTCATTGCTGCGATTATTGGCCTGTTGCGGCACATTGCTTTGTCGTTCCACGGCAAACTGAATCTGAACCGAACCGGGCAGCAGGGGCGCACCTGAAATAGTCCCGGTCATTAAACCCGCACCATCCACAGCGACTTCAACAATGCCGCCAGCCACTTCCCCTTCTTCGTACTGGATCTCGATCTCCGTGCCCTGGTCGGGCAAAGTATCCAGTACAAAGCCCAACTCGCCGGGAGCGTAGTGAACACTACCAGAGCCATCGCCGGTCAGCAGGCCATTGCCCTGATCGGTGAGTGTTTTCGTGGTTTCGCTGGCCAGATAAGTAATGGTGACACTGCCAGGTTTGATGCCTGGTTTCTCGGTCGTGTGCCGGAATGAAAACTTGTCGACCGCCACGCTGCCGGTTCTGAGCGTTACTTCGTCATCGGCCTGAGTGATGTAGCTGAACACCAGCTTGCTGTCGGGATCGGGCAAGCCGTCCAGAGTCAGGGCCACGCTGCCCGTGTTGAAATCCATGGTCCCTGAGCCGGAGCCTACCAAAAGACCGTTACCCTGATCGCTGACATCCTGCCATTTGCCCAATGAGATATAGCTGATCACCAGAGTGCCCGGCTTGGGCTTGGCTTCGGCAAAGTTGAAGGTGTAGTTAAAGCCCCGGTTCTGACTGGTAATGTCCAGAGTGCCACTGATGGCTGCACCGGTGATGCCGGTCGCCGGTTGGTAAAGGGCCGTGGCCGCACTGGTAAAGAAACTGCTGTTGCGCCAGACGTTCAGTTCACCATTTTCATAGTCGATGGTCAGTTTTGAGTAGTGGTTGTTGCCACTTTTATGGACCAGCTGGCCGGTCTTGTCATCTTCAAAGGTGCCGCCTTCCAGGGTCAGAGTGACACTGCCCGGCAATGCCCCGGTTTGCAAAAAAGCACGACTCTGGTTGCCGGACAGATGGACAAACGACAGGCTGACACTGCGTTGGTTGGATGAGCTGGCCACCATGCGTTTGGCGGTGTAACCACCGTACTGATCCACTACCGGGCTTTCTACCCGGGCGCTGGGCACCAGGGGCGAATAAACGCTATTAACCTTTAGGGTCAGGTCGCCGGGGTTGATGTCGGCTTTCGTGGATTGAATGCCGTAATAGCGAGAAGTGTCGGCCACCTGTGTGTTCTGAACCGTGGTTTTGGCTTCACTGACGCCATCACCGTCTACGGGCATCAGGGTACCTGTAGGCGAAGCTATGCCCCCAGGAAAGCGGTCGATCAGAGCAGCGTTGATCTCCATATCCAACCGCCGACGTTCAAAGTCGATATAGCTGCCGGAACCATAGGCGTAGGTGAAGGTTTCGATGCGGTGCTCCACCTGGGTGATCCGGACATACTGTTCCTTGCCGGTGTCGCTGTTATGTAGCCGGTACACTTCGCCAATTTCCGGCAGGGCTTTTTCTTCCCGCTGAATACCGACAATGCTACGCTGACCCACCAGTTGATCACCCAGCAGCTCAAAGCTGGCACGGGTGCCAGGCACGACATAAGCCTCAATCCGGTTTCGAGCGACACTGCGCTCATCAGTCTGGCTGTCGGTATTGAACAGCAGCACACTGACATTGTCGTCATCGGGCGCATCGGTGAGGATGATATGACTGCCCAGATAAGCGTCGTTATTGTCAGTGCTGATACCGATGTACGCTTTGCGAAGAGCTACGTCTCCGATGGTGCGATCAATCCGGGAGATGTCCTGGAACAGATTGTTCACATTCCCGTCAATGACTTCATTGCCTGTTGCCCGGCCACCGCCGTCTTCCTCATCACTGAGACGCTGGCTTTCAAAGAGTTTCACATCGTCGTTGTTGATAGCCATCCGTTGCTCCTATTGAAATGTTCGTGCTTTATGTTTTTTCTGTTTTTTTACCGGATCATGGTACAAGATCCTTCTGGAACAACCTGATTTAGCTCTGTTAGACTCTGCATGATGCGGTAAACAGGAAAGGAATTCGTTGTGCCCGAAATTGAGAATAAGAAGTCCTATTACAAAAAAGACCGGGTTGAGCAAGCGATTGATAAGTTCGCTGCCATTAAAAATCCAAAAGTTGCAGATCTTGAGGCTGTGGGCAATGTTGCCCAAGTTGAAAATCAACTTGACCGCTATCGTTCCGCAACCAAAAATATGACGGTGGATCAACTGGAAGATGAAGAGCACCAGTCGAAAAGACTTGCTGAATATCTGACAATATCAGGCGACCCCAAGCCCCATAAAAACTGCCATGCTCATGCCATTATTTCGGGATCTCACAAGGATGCAGCTCGATTAAGGGCTGTACTGGCCTGGGTAAAGATAAGAATTGATGATCCCGATAATGGTTGCTGGCTACCTGAAAACACTGCGGCCCTGTCTTTAATGCCGCGAAGACTAAGACATGCAATACCTCATAGCAGAATTCACCGATTTAACTACTATCACTGGCTCGACAGCATCATTAATTTAAGAGCTACTCGAACTGATGAGCAACTCAGGTCAGTATTAAGGATGGTTGAAATTCGAATTCAAGCAGGTTCTCAGCCCAGTTACGTTATGAACAAAAAAGGCGTTGGTCTACCGGTATGATTTATTCCCTTCGACCCGATGTAAAAAAATTTCTCTGGTTCAACATCGACAGTAAAGAATCTCGCCGAGCCTTGGGTGACGATACTTTATTCCATATGGATGAAAGCCCTGTCTCTTACCTGAAGAACTGGCAAACCATGGAAATAGAGTTCTACAGCTCATCAGTAGGGAAAGTATCAGCCATACCCGATATTTCACAACGCCATGGCCGTTTATTTATCAGCCAAGAAGCTCACGCTAAGCTGCAGCCTCTGATTCACTCTTGCGGTGAGTTTTTACCTGTCACATACAACCAGGAACACGGTTATATCTTCAATGTATTGACCTTGTCTGATGACGCTCTGGATCTAAATCTCTGCAAGAAAAATGAATGGGGGGAGATAGAGTGGATTGCTTTTGATGAGCAGAAACTGCCTGGTTTTCCCCTATTCAGAATTGAGTACGATAACTATATGGCCGTGTTTTGTAATGAGCAGTTTAAGCAAGCCTGTGAAGATGCGGGCTTACAAGGTGTGAGATTCAGCCAGGACTTGTCTGGAGTTCCTTGACTTCTATTATTGAGATGGTTCAACCGTCAACAGCCGGAGTGTCAGGCTGTAATGGTGATCTCCACCCGGGTAAGCATAGGGCAGAATCTGTCGGGCTTCAATGGGGGAGCCTGCACTGCGATCAAAGATCACGGAGTACTGTCTCAGATCGGGCAGGGTCAGCGTCATCACCTTGTTGGCGATGCTGCTCAGTGCCAGTAGATCCAACACCACGGATCGTGAAACCCAGGCGGCATCTTCCCCACCACTCAGTTCAATAGAGCGACCATGGCTTTTGCTTTGCTCCTGGACCAACAAGCCACCGGTCAAGCTACGGTCGGTGCTTTGCTCGACGGGATTCCAGTCAAACTCATTGATCCATAACAAATCATCGGGCAGTGTGATGCTATCCAGTGTCATCAGGCAGACCTCATACCAGCGTTTTTCAAAGCTTCCAGCAGTCTTCTTTCATCATCGGGTTTGACGCCAACATCCACCTGGCCTCCCGGGTATTCCAGACGAATGACTTTCTCAGGGGTTGCTCTTGATAAAGCCGCAGGCGCTTGTGGGGACTGGCGCTCGGATTGAATGCGTGATTTTTCCTGACGAATCCGTTCTTCTTTTTCTCTCCTGGCTGCTTCTTGCTCCTGCTGTTTTCGTCTGGTCTTTGTCTCTGTGTAGATGGACTGGTTCAGGCTCAAAGCTTTTTTCAGGTTACTGACGGATTCGTTATCCCCTTGTTGTTTGGCAATGGCCAGCTGAGTCTCCAGTTCCTGCTTCCGGGTTTCAAACCGGCGCTGGTCAATGTCGTCTTGCTTACCTTGCAGACGATCCAGTTCGTCCTGTAGCCCTTCGAGGGTGCCCCGAGTGCTGTCTGCCAGTCGATCCATGCCCGCTTCAGCTTGTTCGATGGCACTGTTCAACCGGTCCAGGTCTTGCTGGTTAAGCAAGTTCATAGACTCTGCAGCAGCCCCGCCTTGGCTGACAAGAGTCTCTGCTGAAACAGCACCGTCTTGATAACCTTGTATGAGTTCTTCCAGGGCTATTTTCTGTCCATAAAACTCAGCCTTTACAGCAGCGGCATTTGTGGCTGTGTCCTGCATCCATCTACCCAGGCCAGTGACATCTGCACCCACATTCGCACTCTGCAAGTGGTGCAGTTCCTCGGTAGCTTCTGCCAGTGCCACCTTGAGCTGCCCGATCTCGCCCAGAGTGTCGGTGGTATCGATCTGAGTAGCACCCTGCATAGCAAGAAAGGTATCTTCTGCCTGTGCGCTTAACCCATAGAGCTCAGAGGTGATGTTGTTGTAAAAGCCCACTAAGCCATTGAGTGTTCCGGCCGCACGTTCAGCTCCCTGTGCTTGTTTATCTCCGGCCTCATCGACGGCATCGCCGAGCGTCTGGGCTGCGTCAGCGGCAGCTTGGGCACCGTCTTCCAGTTCAGCCAGTTTCTGACGGCTGGCTTCCAGAGCTTCATTGTATTGCTCCTGGGTCAGGGTTCCGTCTGCAAACGCTTGAGACAGTTGTACCGCCAGATCAGCCAGTTCCGTGCGGGTTTCGGCAGCATTAATCTGCTTGAGGGCATCGGCGGCACCAGCAAAGGCTTTCTTGGCCGTCTGGGCTGATTGGACGTAGACCGAGTTGAGTTTGACGACATCCTGCTCAACAGACTCTGTCGTTTTCTGGCTTTCGCTGCGGATCTGTTGCTGGGTTTGCTGACTCGACTGAACAATGGTTTCGCCCAAACGCTGCCAGGTCTCGTTAATCTCCTGAACATCATCCTTCACGGCTTCTTTGAAACCAGAAGTCACAGCTTTCATGGACTCACTGAAGGCTTGTAGCTTCTGTGCAGTTTCATCCGCCCCAAAGGCATTAAACAGGTCAGCAGCCGTTTGAGTAACGGACGCCATCACCGAGCTGAATACCAGGCCAAAGGATTTTACAGCGACAGTAAAGCCATTAAAAAACAGAGCAATACTGTTACCCGTCAGAGTAAAGGTATTATTCAAGCTTGCCAGAACCGAGGCCACACTCTGGCTGGCCGATTGAAACCGTTCAACCACCTGCTCAAAAGTCAGCCCGGCAAAATTGGCCTTGATCGCTTCGCCCATCTGAACAAAAGCGTCACTGAGCGACTGTGCCAACCGGGAAAGACGACCATCTTCGGACATCTGGGTAATATGGTCCGAGATCCCCTTCAGCTGACGTTTGGCGTACTCCAGCGCCCCACTCTGGGCCACTTCATCAAGAAAGTTCTGCCAGCTGTCTTTCAGGTTGCTGACGTAGCCGGACAGCAGGGACATATTCTCCGCCGCAGCCCCGGCTGAACTCTTGCCAATCTCCTCAATCAACAGAGCAATGGTATCTCGGCCCAACTTGCCAGCGCTGGACAGTTTCTGAAGCTCCTGGACATTCTTGCCGGTGGCTTTTTCCAGCAATTCCCACACCGGAACGCCCCGCTCTACCAGCTGAAGAATTTCCTCACCCTGCAGTTTCTGCTTGGCCCAGGCCTGACCCACTGCCAAGGATATTCCGTTCAGCCGCTCCATGCCCCCACCCAGCTTGGAAGCCTGGTCCACCATGGCCTGCATACTGCCGTCCATAGGATCGAGACCGAAGGCTTTCAGCCGGACAAAAGCATCCGCGACTTGCTCCAGTTGATAAGGCGTGTCCCGGGTAAACTGCTTGATCCACTGAATGGCCCGCTCACCTTCGGCCACTGAGCCCATCACTGCATTGAGCTGAACCCGCAACCGTTCAAACTGATCACCCGTACCCAGCAGCCCTTGGATTGCCCGCTTGATGGTATACAGCCCCACGCTGGCCGCCACCAAAGCACCCAACCGCTGAGATAGACGCCCCATACTGCCAGATGCTCGATCCGCATCTCGAGCCAGCTCCCGGAAGCCGGAACGTTTAAATGAACGAGAAGAAGTCTTTGCCCTGGCATCCACCTTTTGCAGTGCTGATGCTGTTTCTTTCAGCTCCTTTTGCAGACGCTGCTGCTGGCCAGACAGGTTACGATTGGAAAGACCCGCCTGCTCCAAGCTGCTGCGTAACCCGGCCAGCTTCTGTCGCTGAGCCTGATAAGCACGGCTGGCCGACACCACGGATTTACGAGCCGACTCCAAGGAGCGCTGGAGGGATCGGGAAGGTTTCTCAGTCTGCTGAAACTCCCTGGCCAACTTCTCAACCCTGGCTTCCGCCTCACGATAGGCTTTGCCCGTATCCCGAACTGCTGCTGTCTGTTTTTGAAAAGACGACAGAAGACGATCTTGCTTCTGCAAATCAGACAGTTTTTGTTTGAGGGTTTGGGCTTCTTTACGGAGGGATTCGAGGGAGGTGGCTGACTGGAGGATGGTCTTGGATAGGGTATCTTTGGCTTTTAATACCAGCCGAAGGGCTGATTCCTTGATGGACGACATAGCTCCTCCATGAGGCGAGATGTGAGAATATTAACGATATTGAGGACTACCGAGTATGGGCGTAACATTTGATACTGCTCGCTTGACTTTTAACTGTTATTTTCAGAGTGAAATGTAAAAAAGAGTACATATGGACAATCAAGACATAGAGTATATTTGTAAGAATCTTTTAAAAACCAATTGGAAACCAAAGCTTGATTCAGATGTATTAAGTGTTTTTGATAAATGTGACTCCAAGCTCGAAATCATGTTTATCCTTGGAGCTTGTGAATTCATCAAAAATCAAAGTGAAAACACATGCTGGATGACAACATCTACAGTCAATATAGATGGGAATAGTTATGAAGGAATCTGGTATGTAGAACCCTGGATGGGCTGGTATCTTGACGAGCTACCACAAGAATCACAAGGAGGCCCCTCCGCCTTATTATTTGTACCTCAATACAAATCTCCTGAAAAAGAAATAACTCACGATCTCGCACTTTTCTATGGAGATGATAATGGTAGCCCCACATGGCGTAGAACACATGTTATTGAGATTGACGGCTATGGTGTTCATAGCGAAAGACGAAAAAGTGATAGACTCAGAGACAGCGGTTTATCCTATCCTGTAAAGCGGTTTTACGAAGAGACCAACAGCCCTAATGATTGGTTTCGGGATATCGTGTACACAGATGCAGGCTGGGAGCCCAACTAACTTTTTACTGAGCCAGATCCAACTGCATAAAGGCACTCAGTCCATTTCCAGAAACTGATGTATCCGCCAGCACATCCACCTGCAGGGGAATGCTGGCAAAATCATCGGAGATAAACCCCAGGTTCTGCACCGGTGAGAACTTCACCCGATGGACTCGAATGTTGAAGGGCAAACCTTCCTGAGCATCGTTCAGCCCTTCCATAAACAGGGTGAACTCTCTCCCGGACTCCACCAGTGCCTGTACCAAGTTGGCCTTGAGTGGGGTGTAGCTGACCTTGATACTCTGGTCGTCAATGCCACCACCTTCCAATACTTTGATACCGGATTTCATCTGCTCATAATCCTCACCTTTTACAAGGATGGTATCGAGGCTGTCTTTGACGGTCACTGTTTGGCCAAGATCCGGTAGCCGCTTGAAGGGAATCAGTTCATCTGCGACCCCATGAGTTTCCAGCTCTTCATCCACAACCGGTGTCGTGGTCACAGCTGCCACACTACCTCGCAGAGCGAGAGAGATATTGCTGGCAGTAAAATCGTGAGCGACCAGACTGGCGGTAATACCCGACACCCGGCTGATAACATTGAGATTACCGCCACCACCCAGATAGTTCTTCAGTTCTTTACGGTCTTCTTCAAAACTGAAGTTAAATTCACTGACATTACCGATGGGCAGTAACGGTGCCGACTTGTTGTAGGGCTGGATATGAATGTTGCCTGCGCCGATAAAGCTTCGGTCGATGGTGGACATAGGGATCTCCTTCCTTGAGGTTTTGAATTAGAAGACGGCTTCAATGGTCAGGGTCGTATCTGCAAAAGACAGATGACTGTGATTGGGGGCTATATCAAACTGGGTGTCGTTCAAGGTGACTTTCCGAACTTCAGAAGTCAGCCGATTGTCAGGACTCAGGACTTTTCGGAGCCCACTGGACAGTTCGATCAATTTGTAGGTGGTCTGCTCATCAGTTCTGGTTACGGCACTGAGACTGAACTGCAGTTGATATTTGGCTTTGATTCCCTGGCGGTTTTCTTCCTGAATGGATTCCAGTTGAACCAGCAGTGCCGGTAATGCCAGGTCTTTTTCCAGCCCGGTGGCTGAATATCCCAACAATACGTTGTCTATAATGGCCCTTAGTCCATCAATCAGCGCCTGCACAATACGAGCTTCAGGATTCGATGTTAAAGACATAATTCAGTTCCTGATGCATCAGAGTGGCAAACCGTTCCAATAGCAGTGGCTTGAGCTTTTCCAGAACCTGCGTCGCATTTTTTAGCATTGGCTGAGCCTGCTTCTCCAACGGCAAACCCATCCACATCATCCGGCCCGACTTCCTTGAACGCTGGTATTTATGCTGCCAGTTGTCTTTGCGTCGGAAGACCATAGGCCTGGGCGCATTTACTGGTTGCATCAGAAAGGCACCTTTCCAGAAGTGTTTCCCGGTTTTTACGCCCGATTTTGTTTGTCGGGGCTTGCCCAGGTAGTGAGCAGGCAAGTCACTGGCACCAATCCAGATCACTAAGCTATACCCTTCTCTGCCCCTTTCACCGGGATTCAGAAGACTGACTTTGACCCGTCTGAGTTCTTTTAACTGTTTCTGAGTAATGCCCTGCTGTCGAGCCAGTGCTCTCAAGGTTCTTCGTTCAGCAAATCGGGACAGTTTTTTCAGCGTTCTTCTTGTGGCCAGATCAATTTTTTCAGGTGCATGTTTGAAGCTTTCGATCAGGTCATCGATGCTGTCATCCAGCTCAAGATCCAACTCCATGAAGATTCCACCAGGTCATTTGGCCATCACTTTTCAGCTTTTGATCAACCGTCCACTGTTGTCCATCCGCTAAGATCCGGTCGCCTCGTTTCAGCTGGGTTTCTGTCTCAAGGGCCAGGACAGTGATTTCCTGAAGCACCTGTTCAAACTGCCCGGCTGGAGCCAGCTCCCTGAACAATACGCCAGTGGTGTCCAATGTACTGTCGTCTGCAAACATCACAGTCACCGGCTGACCAAAGGTCGCCAACACCTGTCGGTTCAGTGCCTTCAGCTCATCTTGCATTTGATCACCGCCCGGGGTTTTAGGCAGATCGGCAGCGGGTTAGACTGGGTATGCACCTGTACGCCTTTGTCAAAATCCAGAATCTTCTGTTTGGCGTACCTTGGCAAGCCGATGGTATTGACGGTCTCGATAAAGTCCGCCGGGGCAAACCAGGTTTTGAAAATCCCGGTGCCTTCCGGAATCACATAGGCTTCATCGGCTTTGATGAAGGGCAAATCGCCGACCTGTCCGCGATACTCTTCCCAGTCGATATCACCGAACCGGAAACCGGCCTTGGGATCGTTGCGTAGAAGGGCACTGTCCTGGAAGCGGTGATAGGCATCTTTCACATAATCATGCCCCACCAGACCGTCGTAAAAGTCAGCCCCGCAGAAACCTCTTAATCCGGTGTAAGGCTGTGCTCCCAGCGCTTTATCCACCTTCCGGCGCAGATTTACACATTCAAGCCGGATATCGGTGTCTGCCACGGTGAACTTAAAGGTATGAGTCTGCTGACTCACACCGAATTCCTGGAACAAGTCATAGATAATGCTGGAGCCGTCCGCATCCAGAATCTGGCCCTTGATGGCTCCCAGCCGCAGGTGCTCCAGCGTCACTTCATGGTTGGCATTCATGGACGCCAGTCGTTGATTGACCACTGTCTTTACCCCTTCCAGGGCACTCTCAGAACCAAAGGCCCGGACATTGCGCACTTCATCTGCCACAACCGTGGAGTCATACGGAATATGGGGAATCACAAAACTGCGAACCTTCCGCTTGCCGCCTCTGGCCTGGGGAGCGGGAGCACCCCGCTCAGAAGTCGGCAACAGAATCAGCTCACCGTTGCGGGATTCGACAATAGCGGTGGTGGTATTGATGCCGCTCTCGGCAAATAGCCCCAGCTCACCGATACGTCCCGGTTTATAAGGCAACTCATTAATAGTGGCGGTCAGACTGGTGAGACTGAAGGCGTCGTTATTAAAAATATCCAGCAGGTTCATCCCTGTTCTCCTTTTCTGAGAATGATGTCCAGTGACGCCAGCTCTGACACCGCTGTCGCCTTTTGTTCGTCGGTGATCCCTTCAGGCCAGACCAGCAGCTCCTGATCCACTTCCGCCAGACGGGCAATAATGACACCTTCACCACCCGTTGCATCTGTAATCACATGATCCCAGAGCAGACCAGCAGCCATTTGCAAACCCGTGTCCGCATCTGGATCAAGAGGGCCATAAACATCCGTAGACGTGTTCTTGCCCAACACGGTGCCCGGCACCAGAGTCAGATCCGCCGCCAGTTCGACCCGCTCCCGGCTGATGCTGTTGTTTCCTTCGGACACAATAAATTCGCCAGCGTGCACCGGCTCTGTCATAACAGGCATGATTCAGTTCCTTTGAGTGAGATAGGGGTCTTGAGAAGAGAGAAGTTGTATCAGGCTGCGGATTGACCGTTACGCTTGCGGTAGACCGCCTGGGTATCAATCAGTGGCTGGATTTTTTTGTCCTGCTGGTTGGGGGTCAGGCTGTTATCAATGCGTTCATCACCCTGTACCAGTTGATCAAACAGTTCGGTACGTACCTGCTCTTTGGACTTGCCCGACTGAATGTACTGGCTGGCCCGATCTGGACAGTGCGCTGCAGTACAGAGGGATTTGATGGCCTCACACTCTGACAAACGATTTTTTACATCGTCAATGCCCTGATGCTGTCGCACAAAGGATTCAGCCATTTCCGGGTAACCGGCCTGGTTGCACAGGGTCATTATGGCCAGGGCATGAACACCGGATTCTTCTTTAGACGCTGGATCAGGTTGCTGAGGCGGATGCATGAAACTGGAGAGATCAAAACTGGCGGCCAGTTTTACCGGACTGTCCACAGTATCAATCAGACCATGGCCTTCGGCTTCGGTGGCCGTAAACCAGGTCTCCTCATCCATCAGTTTCAGCATGGCCTCCAGATCCAGATCACAACGACTGCAATAGGTCTGGGCGATCACTTCGGTGGTTTTATCCAGCATATCCGCCATTTTTCGAAGTTCCCCGGCATCGCCACCGACCCAGCCGAAGGGATTGTGAATCATCAACAGGGCATTCTCAGCCATATGTACGGTGTCGCCTGCCATCGCGATTACACTGGCAATACTGGCCGCCAGTCCTTCAATGCGAACATGGATATGGGCCTTGTGGTAACGCAGGGCATTGTAGATGGCGACTCCATCAAACACCGAGCCACCGGGGCTGTTGATGCGGACGGTAATCTCATCGGTATCCAGGTCTTTCAGATTGCTGACCAGCTGCCGGGCTGAGAGTCCGGCCCAATCGCCAATGACATCGTAAATCAGCAACTCTGCTGGCTGACCGGATTGATTCTTGAGCGTATACCAGGCCCGGTTCTTATTGAGGGGATTCTTGTTCATCGGTTTCAGGTTCCTCATCCTTGACGGTTTTTTCATGGTTCGCTTCGACGCGCGCGTCACTGTCGTATTGCAGGTTCAACTCATCAGCTCGACGGTTGTCAGCCGCGATCTCATCATCCATTTGTTCACTGTCGTATCCCTGTTCTGACACCACTTCCGAACGAGACTTGAAGCCACTGCGCACGGCCAGGTTCTGGGACTGCACATCCTGCACCGGATGGATATAAGCCCAGCCCTGGGGAATCCATTTCACCTTTTTGTAACGAGCCTTGTTGAGATGAAAGTCTGAAGCCGGTAATACACCTGACAGCACAGCCATCTCCAGCCAGCGATTCCAGACCGGACGACAGAGCTGGAACACCAGCAGGTTATGTTGAATCTGTTGAATACGACGACGAAACTCATTGAGCACCACTCGCAATGCCCGGTCACTGACGCCTTTCATATCACCCGATAAAATTTCGTAGGGCAGACCGATACCGGCGGCTACTGCCATCAGTTGCTGACGAATAAAATCCGGGTAGTTGCTGGCCGCACCGGGCGGCGTATTAAAAGTAATCTCCTCGCCCGGAGACAATTCCTGCATGGTGCCCGGCTCCATGGCCACCATGGGCACACCCTGCAGGTCATAAACAATAGGGCGACCGGTCAGAGGGTCTACTTTCTCGGTTTCCGGAGCCGGTTTGGTAATAAAGCCGGTGAACAGGTTGGCAATCTCCTGCCGCAACAACGTTGCATCATCAAACTTGTCCAGGTGAAACATTCTCAACATTACCTGGGTCAGCAACGGTTGGCCTCGAAGCTGTCCAGGCCGCAGCGGTTCATACAGATGCATCACCTGATCAGCAGGCACTCGTCGCAAGTCGGCAGTGTCCAGGGTTGTGTAGTCCGAAGGATGCTGACGGTGCATCCAATAAGCGACTCGCTGACCAATGGCGTTAAACTCAATCCCGGCCCTGATCTTGTGACCTTTTTTCAGATCATCGTTGTAATCCCAGGGCACAAACTCCGATTCCAACAGCTGCAGCTGAAGAGGCACACTGAAACCATCACCGGGTTTACGGGGTCGGAAGCGAACAAAGCACTCCCCGGCTTCCAGTACCGAACGCATGGCCAGCGATTGCTGCCCGTAAAAATCCAGCTGCCCATCAGCATCAGATTCATCGGTCCAGTCCAGAAACAGGGCTTGGAGCTGTTTGCGAAAAGCATCGTCCTCCGCTTCTGACTTGGGCTTGATGCCGGTACCGACAATATTGGCTACCAACTTTTCCAATCCGGAAGCAGCCCAAGGGTCATTACGAATGGCAGCTCGGGAACGATTGATGAGAGTACCCATATTACCCGTCAGAGACTGGTTCGGGCCGGTTGCTGGGGCTATCCAGCTTTGACTTCTCCGGCCCTGCCCGGCTGAGGTGTAAGCCAGATTTTTCAGCTCGGGCAGCAACCAGCCTGCAATGCGGTGTCGAAGCCTCATTCAGATACCTTTGCCGGAATAGATACCGTACTGCCGGGGTCGTTTTTGTTGTTTGATCAGTTCCCGTTCAATCGCCTGCAGTCGTCTTTCCATTTCAGAGAAGCTGGCGTATTCCACCTTGCGACCTTCGAACTCGACCGTTCGGGTTTCCCTGAGGAGTACCGCTCGTTTCAGAGCCTTATATTCAGCATCCGTAATCATGGGCTATCCATTTAAATAGCTGCTTCTTGAGAATCGACGGGATCGGTTTTGTACAAACTCTTCAGGCTTTTCCGATTCCATCACCACTTCCGGCTCGGGTCTCTGGGCTGCTAACTGCTCCAGATTCAAACCTCGGTGCTGCTGCAAAATACGCACAGCAGTCAGGGCATAAACCCGACAATCCAGCGCCTCGTTGCGCTTCTTACGAGCATCCCACTCAAAGTAAGCAACCCCGTGTTTGTATTTGCGAACCTTCTCTTCAGCTGTGGCCTGCTTGAAATAATCTTCATCAAAACAATCCTTCACCGGCCAGTGGCAATAACCGGCTCCCGGTTCCAGAATCCGGTAACGCTGATAGATCAACTCCTTGGCGGTATCGGTGCCTACCAGAGTGAGATAGACGCCTTTCTTATTGCGAGTTTTTGGGAAGGTCGCGATGGGCTTGCCGGACTGGGACGCGCCCTTGATAGGAATCAGCCAGTCCGCGCCCTGCTTACGGCTGAAGGCATAGACTTCATCGGTAAAGTGGCCGCCGGAGTCCATACAGATCTGGGCCAGGTTCATCAGAACACCATCCTGCCGTCGGTAAGCGGTTCGGAGTTTATCCGCCAGAATCCTCCAGATCTCCGGACGGCTGAGATCCCCATAGAGCCGGATATAATCAATGGACCAGCTCTCTTCGCCCGCTCCCCAGCCCACCACTTCGTACTCCACCCGGTCATCTTGAACATCAATGCCGCAGGTCAGCACTTCGACTGACCAGGGCACTTCAGCGACATAGTGTTCACGTCGCTGGTAGAGCAGTTCGTAATCAACGGTTTCACCGGCTTCCTGCCAAGTCTGCCCCAGCACCGTATTGGTCCAGTCTTTGAGCAGGACCGGATCATCCTTTGCAGCCAGAAAATCCGCTACAGCATCTTTCCAGCTGTACCAGCCATTGGGGCTATAGAGTGAGCTCAGGTGGTAACCCCGAATCTTGCCGTCACTCTCTTCGTTTTGAGGCACCCATTTACCGTTTTCCAGTAGTCTGGGTTTATCATGTTCCTGCATCCTGTGCTGGCACTGGACGCATTCGAAGCTGGCCGTTTCAGGTGCTTGATGCTCGAACTTGATCTGCTGCCACTCTATGGGCTGGAAGTGTCCACAGCGAATGCAAGGTACTTGATACTGCCTCTGGTCACTGGCCTGGTAGGCCGACTCAATCTTGCTGGCTCCGGCAATATTGGGTGTGGAGACCATCAGGATTTTACGATTCCGGGAAAACGTCGCTGTTCGTTTAATCGCCAGATTGATGGGGTTTCCCTCGCCATCGACATCATCCTCATAGGCATCCACTTCATCCAAAAACAGGAAGCGGGCTGGCATGGAGCGAAGCCCTGTCGCTGAATTGGCTCCGGTAATGATCAAGACGCCATTGGGGAATTCCTTCACCATTTGGGTATTACCGGAATCCCTGGAGCGAGGATCTTTGACCCGTTCCCGCAGAATGGGCATCTCCTCAATCATCGGGGCAATGCGCTGCTTGGAAGTCCGCTTGGCCATATCCAGAGTCGGCAACACATACATCATCGGGCCTGGAGTATGGTGAATGACATAGCCCAGCCAGTTATTGCCGCACTCTGTGCCACCGACCTGCGCCCCTTTCATAAAAGCCACCCGTTCAACCTCTGAAGAGGGTGACAGGCAATCCATGATTTCTTTCAGATAAGGTGTCCGGGCTGTACGCCAGCGACCCGCTTCCTTGGCGGCTTTCATCGGCAAAATACGGTATTCATCCGCCCACTCCGACACCATCAGTCGTGTATCGGGCTTCAGGCCTGCAAAAAAACCATCCAGATAAGGTGAGGTCATGGGCCACTTAACTCAGAAAGGATTGATTCCAGTTCATCCATCAACAGCTGTCGTACTTTGCGGGGATCTGTCTCGGCAGCCAGCACATCGGCCTGGCGATCCGGAATACCCAACAGCGCATCTCTCAACATTCGTCCGGCTCGATAGGCATCTTCCCGCACCTTGCTGGCCTCTGTGAGCTTTCCGGCTTTTTCTTCGTACTCCATCTTCGCCATCTTGGCCCGGAAAGCCTCCCGCATGGTACGAGCCGTGACGAAATCCACCGCCTGTCGTGAATCAGTGGGGGCAACAGGTAAAACTTCTGATTGGGGAGGCGGTTTTCTCAGGGCGGTTGAAGGCTCTGCCTGGGACTGGATCGCTTTCAGGGCCTCCTCCGGGTTGATCTTGCCGTTGTGCAAGCGAATCTTGCCGGACTTGACCAGTTTGGCCACATATTGACGGCTCCAGCCTTGACCTTTGGCGAATGCCGACTGCGAGATGAGCGTCATAGCCATCGGTATCACCTCCTCTGTCCCGCTGTGGCCGGATAAGTCCTCCTGTGTCCGACAAGCTATTGATTATTAATACTATTTTCTTGATAACCAGCGGTTATAGAGCCTAACTGTACATAACGCCAACAAGCATCAAAAAGGAAACAGGACATGAACAAGAAGATCGAACAAGCCCTGGAAGCCATCGCCCAAAAAAACCTGATGATGGACACCCTCAAGACCCGCAACACACCAGAAGATTTTGAAGAGGTTGCCGTCTGGCAGGTTAAACGAGCCTTGGAACAGGCTTACCAGCTGGGCTTGCAACAAGGTCAAAAACAATAAACCCAAAAGGAGAAGCACCATGAAAACAACAAAACTCACTAACACCCAAGAAACTGTGCTTAAGCAAGCTGCCGAGACCGGCACCTTCCACGCCTCCATGCTCGCCCTGAAAGGCGGTGCCCGAAAGAAAGTGCTGGACAGTTTGACCAGCAAGGGCTTTCTGATCCGCCTGAAAGAAGCCGACACCTTTGACATCAGCCCTCAGGGAAGAGCCGCCATCGGATTGCCGGAGGAAAACAAACCGGCTCACAAAGACAAGATCCGCACCGGCACCAAACTCCACAGAGTTATCAAGCTACTGGCTCGACCCGAAGGCGCTGCAATCCACGACATCATGAAAGAGACCGGCTGGCAACAGCACACGGTGCGCGGCACTCTGGCCGGAGCCCTGAAAAAACGACTGGGGCTAACCATTGAATCCGAGAAACTGGAGGGCAAGGACCGCATTTACCGAATCACCGCCGGACTGGATACCCTCTTTGCCGGAGAAACTGCATGAGCACCCGCTCCCGCATTGCAAGGCGGCTGGCTGACGGCCGCTATTGCTCCATCTACTGTCACTTTGATGGGGATCTGGTGGGAAAGGTGCTACAGGAACACTTCCCCACCGAAGCGGATGCCAAAATCATTGTGAATTTTGGTGACCTGTCGTCCATCAGCAAGGATGGCGTTGATGCTTACATGGATAAAGGTGAGCCATGGGCCAAAATACGACCTCACAACAGCGACAACCTGCAAGATCTGATCACCTTGGCCTGGGAAACCGGAGCCGAATACGTTTATTACTGGCAGGACGGTGGCTGGCAAAGCCTCTCCATGTGGGGACCTAAATCATGAGAGAGCCCATTATTCTGGCCGTTAAACTGAGCAGCGGCTCTTTTTTATCCTGCCGTTTACTCCATCCTGATCGCTATATCCTGCCCAGCCTCAACCGCTGCTACCGGACCATGGCAGAAGCCATCTTCCTGATCCAGCTGGGTGATCTGCACTACCTGAAAGACAATCAAGCTTCAGCGTTGCATCGAGACTGGGGAGAAGACTGGCTCAATCATCAACCCCGCATCAGCCCCAGCTTCAATCACCTGAGCGGATTAGCACGATCCTTGAAAATCAAAACGCTGCTCTGCCACCAGAACCAACAGTGGCTCAAAGTGGACCTAAATGCTGTCAACCCGGTTGACAAATTGAACGTATCATAGGGGTCAATGAGTTGACAAAACCACTGACTGGTTGACACCGGAAAGCCCCGTCATCACTGGGCTGAGTCCGATCTTGTCAACCCAAGTGTCAACTCCGATTTTCGCTCTGTCGCTGGCGATATTCCGCGCTGCTGCCTACCCGCACTAGAAGACACTGCCCAGGGACCCCGGAACGCCCATCAGAAGCCTTCTATAAGGCTTTCTAATCGTTTTAAGGACGCTCCCTGCATTCAGAAAACCACCCTCAAATCGCCTTGTATTACGTCTCAGCCTTTCCATGTTCTTGTTACCTTCTCCACCCCCCGGCTGGCAATGTATCCGCCAATGCCCAGCTGAATAATGCTGAACAGTTTCAGCTCCACTTCTTCCGAGAGATTCGGTGCCGACCAGCCCATCCAGCGACACACAACCAATGCCGTAAAGACCAGCATCACAATAGGTCGCCAGCTTCGTTGCAGCCAGCCTTCGCCCTGGGCTTCTGCCTTGATCACTCCGGCCTGTTGCTCCAGTTCGTCCAGCTCACCGTTGAGCAGCATCTGGGTCAGTTCAGCCTTGGCTTCCTGCGCTTTGTTGGCATCTGGAAAGAGCTTGTCGATGACCTTCCCGATCACCGGAATGGCGGCAGCCAGACTCACCGCTTGCCTCCCAACAATCCCTCAGCCCTGAGCCAGTGATGAACATCAAAGTTGGGGCAGGTTTTGACCTTGCTGAAGTGGTGGTGACCGTGCACGACAGCGTTTGGATAGAGTGCCTGGTGGCCTGCGATCAGGAACTTCAGCATTCGCTTCTGGTCGGGAGTAAAGTTATCTTCCGGTTGGTTGTGTTCATCCAGGCCACCCACCAGGCAGATCCCCACGCTCTCATGATTGTGGCTTTTGGCATGAGCACCCCAGTCATCCATGGGACGCCCCTGCTTCACCGAACCGTCACGTTCGATCACCCAGTGGTAACCAATATCCAGAAAGGCCCGCTCCAGAGTGTGCCAGCGTTTGATGTCGTCAAAAGTCACGTTCTGATTGGCTCGGGTGTCCGAGCAATGCACGACGATATAATTGGTTTCCTTACGCTTGCCCATCACTCATCCCCTGAGTTTATGATTTAAGAAAGTAAGACAGTAATCCAATAGCAGCAGTCAGCACGATCCAGCCAAACCGCTCGATATACCCAAGCATCACGCCCCGTCGACTGGCCTGAAACTCCAGCTGCCGAAGGCGTTTCTCCTGCTCATCCAGGCGTTCGTCCTGACGGGAAAGATTGCTGGTCTGGTGAGTGATCCGCTCCTCGATCATGGCCAGGCGAGACACTGCATCGCTCAGCTTGTCGAGCTTAGAATCAATCTGATCCAGTCGCCTTGAGAGATCGTCCATCACGGTCTTCCTTGACCTGGGCAAAGGTCAGATTGTTGGATTCAAGGTAAGCTTCCTTGCCGGTGTACTCTTCCCAGCGACGGACAATCACGTCCACGTATTTGGGATCAAGCTCAGTCAGCCGGGCACTGCGGTGAGACTTCTCACAGGCGATGAGGGTGGAACCTGAACCGCCAAACAGATCCAGCACAATATCGTGGGTCTTGGAAGAGTTACGAATGGCCCGTTCCACCAGTTCCACCGGTTTCATGGTGGGATGCAGATCATTCCTGGCAGGCTTGCTGTAAAACCAGACATCGCCCTGATCTCTGGCACCACACCAGAAGTGATCAGTGCCTTCCTTCCAGCCGTAGAGGATCGGTTCGTACTGGCGTTGGTAATCAGAACGTCCCAGGGTGAAGGTATTCTTCGCCCAGATGATAAACGTGGACCACTTGCCTCCGGCCTCCCTGAAAGCTTTCTGCAAGGTATCCAGTTCAGACGACGACATGCAGATATAAATTGCGCCCTTGCAGACGCCAAGAAGGTTGGTCATGGCGGCCAGCAGGAAAGCATGGAACTCAGAACCCAGGTTGTCGTTCTTGATCCGGCGATCCTTCTTGGCTTGGGTATTTTTCTCAGGATTGGCGTAATCGACGTTGTAGGGCGGATCGGTGAACACCATATCCGCCAGCTGGCCTGCCATCAGGGTTTCCACATCGGCCTGTTCAGTTGCACTACCACAGAGTACCCGGTGGTCGCCTAACACCCACAAATCACCCGCCTGGCTCACTGGATGCTCTTCCGGTTCAGGAATCTCATCGTCATCGGTTTGGCCTTCCGCTTCGTCCACCAGCAGAAGTCCTTCGAGTTCCTCATCGGAAAACCCCATCAAGTCAAGGTCAAAATCCAGAGCATCCAGCTCCGACAGTTCCTGCTTGAGCAAGTCTTCGTCCCAGCCTGAGTTGGCCGTAATCTGGTTATCCGCAATCACCAGCGCACGACGCTGGGTCTCACTCAAGTGACCCAGCACGATCACCGGCACCGTTTCCATTCCGAGCTGTTTTGCCGCCATCAGTCGACCATGTCCGGCTACGATCACATCATCACTGCCCACCAGCACCGGATTCACAAAACCAAACTCCTCGATGGAACGGGCAATCTGGCTCACCTGCTCATCGGAGTGAGTCCGGGCATTGTTAGAGTAGGGAACCAGGCTGACAACTGAGCGATGTTCGATGGCTTCGACAAGGATTCTGGACATGATTCTTCCGTGATTTCCAGAGACTAAAAAACCTCAGACCAGTGAGGTGTGAGGTTCAGATGCACTTCGCTTCGATGTTAGCCTTAATTCTTGTCAAATCTGGCAAAAGTGTCCAACCCTTGAGAACACCTCTATTTTGTATTTACCCGGATAAAACCAGACACTACCCGTTACTTCGGGTTACTCCGGGTTACGTCCTCCGGCCAAATGGATGGAGATCTTACTCATGGCTTTGCTCCAGTGAGCGTACGGTGTCTTCCGGTTCACACCCAGATCTTCAGCGATGACTCGCCAGGGCAGTCCCGAGGCACGAAGCCAGATCAGCTTTCGTTCCTCCTCGCTGACCCAGCGTAACCAGCGCATGCACTGCACCATCCGGTCGACTTCGTCCTCCGAAGGCTGGGGCAACTTCAGGGACTTGCCTTCACCCTGATAAACTTCCCAGCGATTGGGATTGATCTCCGGCCAGAAGGCGGAGTACCGGAGATTGATTCCTGACGACACACGTCGTGCCACCAGCCAGGCTTCGCGATAACGGTTTGCCAGTTCATCCTTGCACTCCATAACTTCGCCTCCTGTGGTTTTGTTATACAGGCGAGGCCGACCTGAAGGAGGCTCGCCTGTATATATTTATATATACGGTGTTGTTGAATTCTGAAATCTAGAAATTATTGCTTAATAAACAATTACTTACAGACTTCGGAATCCAGAATTCGGAAAACCTGAGTTGAATTCTAAGAAGCCTGCATAACCGTTTGAAATCCTTTTAAAAATAAGTTCTCAACCAGATTTCAATTTTTTGAATTCTGCGAATTCTGAAATCTGGCCGAATTCTGAAAGGCCATTTTCAGACGATTTCTGACTTCTAAAGAGAGTCCTGATAAACCCACACATCCGGGTTTTCAACAGGCAGCAATGTACCGGTGTTCGGGCATTTGAAATCCGTTGGCCTGATGCTGCACAGCGCCTCACCCTCCATCCCATAGGCCATACCATCAACACATAAATACCCGAGCTTGCTGCGCTTTGGAGCGGGCAGGTTGTACTCATCATAATCCCGGAAAAACTTAATATAGCCCTTGGTGGCCAGTACCTGAATCCGGTCATAGATGGTTGTTTTGCCACCCAAACCCAGCTGGTTTTCAAACTGTTCGGAGAACTGGTTAACGGTGAAGACCCTGCCTTTCAGCGCTTCCTGGTAGATCAGGTTGACGATCACTTCCCGCTTTCTGATGCGTTCTGCATCATGCTTCTTGCCCAATTCTTCACCTGCCAGACGCATACTATTGGGAGGTGCTTCCCGCCACTGCCCATCTTTCTTGATGATCCTCTGAGCCTTGGGGGATGGGCCGTTTCTCAGCTCGTAATACAGCATCCGTTCAGGTTCCAACTCTTCTGGTCTGAACAGCAACATCCCGGAGGTATAGTAGCCTCGCAAGCTGCCAGCGCCGGAGAGTGCCTGAAAGGGGTCTTCCTCCAGCTGTCGTTTACTCATCTTGCGGGTATGGTGAACCAGAACGATCCCTGCATCCGGATTGACGATATCCCTCAGCTGTTCAACTCGATCCTTCAGAAAGAACAGCATGGCGTTGTTATCATTCTCACTGCTGCCATCCGGGCCGGGATCGAAGACATTCCTGATGGGGTCAATAACGATAACATCCGGACCTTCAGGGAAGGCTTGCCGGATAGCTCTGGCAATAATGGGTAAACCTACCGCATTGAGAATCAGTTTTAACCGGGCCGTCATCACTAGGTTCTCTCGAACTCGGGTGAGCTGGAAGTCCTTGAGGGGCAGCTGCTTTACTCGTTCACGAAGATAGTGGTATTGCACTTCTGCCTGTAGATAAAAGACTTTCAGGGGCCGACTGGGTCGCATATCCAGAAAGGTCAATCCTGCAGACATATGAGCAAGCAAATTCAGCAGGAAGTCACTCTTGCCAACCTTGGGCGCACCACCCAGTACCAACATGCCACCAGGCGTCAGTATCCTGGGGGACAACAAATCTTCTGGCATGGGTGACCCGTCATCCAGCAGCTCACCAAAACGATAGACTGGCACGGACTCTTTAATCGTCTTACGACGGGTTGTGATCATCCAGTGTCGAATATCAAAGGCTTCAGCGACTGCATCCGCAGCATCCCACTTCTCGGGTTGTCCCTCGGGTGGCTTCAGGATGATGACTGATGCCGCCCCTGCATCTGAAATGGCCTGCGCTGCCTGTTGGGCATAAACAAGCCCGGTTTCATCATTATCCGGCCAGATCAATACCCGCTTGTTTTTAAGAGGCGACCAGTCGGTTTTATCGGTAGGAGCCTTGGCCCCGTTCATAGCGGTGGTGGCGCAGTAACCTTTTTCAATCAGTGCCTGTGCGGCTTTTTCTCCCTCCACCAGCAGTACTTCGTCCGCTACCTTGATGCCCGGCTGGTTATACAGCGGTCTGGGATTGGGTGCCTTGGTTTTTCGGGCTTTGACATCCCAAGGCCGGAATTCTTTACCATCGGGAGTATCGTAGCGGTAGACACAAGCAATCAGATTGCCATCAGCATCGTGATAGTCCCACTTGCCGGTATGATGCCCCAGGTCTTCATACTCATCCTGGTGACTGGCAGTAGCTGGTGGCGTGAATGAAGGCATACCTAGCCAGTCCGCCATAAACCGGATGACTTCGGGGAAATCCCTTTGTGCATCCAGCTTCTGGTGTGCTGCGGTGAGGCTGATAATGTCGCCGCCTTCACCACTTTCAAAGTCGTGCCAGAGCCCACTGCCAAGTTCCACTTCCAGACTTTTGCCTTTCTTGCCCTGGACGTTGCCCAGCACAAACTTCTGCCCTCGTTTTTTGCCATTGGGAAACAGCCAAGCCAGATACTCTGGTACACGCTCCTGAATACGTCGTTTGACTTCTTCCGCGTCCAGCGTCTGAGCCGAGTTCTGCTCAGGCGCATCATTAAAATCAAGCCATTTATTGTTCATCGTTACAGTCCCTGTCGGGGAAAAGCCCACCGGCTGATGGGCATCAGGTCCTTAATCCCATTGGTTGTTGTAGCTGTCCGCCGGATGAGGTGCCTGATCCGGAGGACTGTACAACTGAGACTGCAACTGTGCATGGGAAGGACTGCCCTGTTGATTAGAGGGCTGGTTGGTTTGAGGAGCCGTCTGACCGAACATCAACTGTGCATACTGCTTGTGCTCCGGAGTAATAGCCTGCTTGATGACATTCTTGGGCTCGTCGTACTGGTCTTTCTCAGTGCTCACCTTGGCCACAAACTCAATGCCATCCAGCTCGGACAAAGACTGCAGCTGTCGAGCTTTATAAGCCGGTGGGCTGTTATCTTCTGCCTTAATATTGCGAGCGGACTGCAGAATACCCCGAACAAAAGACCGACCCATGCTCTCCCACTCCGGCCCTTTGGGACTGTGCATACCGATCAACGACCAGACTTTGCGTTTGGCGTACTGGCCTTCCAACACCGTAAACTCAGCGTTGAGGTAGATGGCTCCGGTATCACCACAAGTGGCATAGCCGCCGGTCCAGCCCATATCGGGATTGTCATAACCACCAGGCTTGAGGGTCATACGAACTTTGACCAGAGTGCCTGAGGGGATGACATCGTAGCTGCCCTGGTCGGTAGCATCGTTAAAGTCATTCCAGCGAGTCATGCCTTTTTGTTGGCTCATGGCTGTTTCTCCATTCCTTGGGATTGAGTTTCAAACTGGACAGGCTGCCTTGATCCGGTGCGGACCTTGTCAAACAGCTGTCCGAGGTGGGGTGGTTCAAAAACGTCTAAACGTCCACTACGATCCTTGGCGGGATAGCCATAGGGATTGAGGGTCTGGCAGATAAAGGTACGACGCAGGTTGCCTTCTTCATCGGGAAGACTGGCCAAGGTGATCACCTGATCAACGATTCCGGGCAGTTCCAGACCGGTTTTACTGCCTTCAATCTGGGGCTGGTGGAGCTTGCGGTTAAAGTCGTCCACCCGCTCTTCCAGAATGGCGACAAAGACTACATTCTTACCTCGGGCATGTTGCAGATGCGTCAGTGCTGCAATCATCTCCTGGCCGTGCAGGCCATAAGTGCCCCGAGTGTCTGGTTTCCCAGTTTTCTCGGAGAAAGCTTGTGGCTGCCCCTTGCACCACTGGAAGCAGAGCCGCCCCAGCACTGTGATGGAATCAATAAAGTAGGTGTCGTACTTCTCCAGGGATTGAGGATCACCAAACTTACGACACACCGCTTCATAGTGCGCTTTGGAATACACCTGATCATCCCGAAGCGCCGGATTAGGACCAGCCAGATAGACGGCAAAGTTCCTGAACTCTGGCCAGGTGGCTGGGCGAAGGGTGTCGCCGGGCCACTCCTGTACTGCCAGATCACCGGCTTCCAGATCCACAAACAGAGTGGTGTCCGGGTTGAGACTCAGCAGCTGGGTGGTTTTACCCACCCCACTATTGCCTAACAACACACATTTAATGCCCTTGTTTTCCTGGCTACGTTGCTTGGCATCAAGAATCGGGAGGCTCATTGACCACCTCCCACCAGCTTGTAGGTGCAACGTCCCTGCTTGATTTGTAAGGCTGGCTCAAAGGATCGACGAATCTCTTGAGGCCACTGATCAAACTTCTCCTGCGACACTGAGTACTCAATATCCAGGAACTCGCTGGGGTCTTCGCCCTGCTCCTGAATTCTCTGGGCTATAGCCTTCAGTTGTGACTGATCCCAGCTGACTTCCCTGGGCAGATCCACCAGCACACGCGTTCCTTCGTCATCAAAACTGATCGTCCCAAAGTCCTGCTGCAGCTCGGATCGAATCTGCGATGCCCGGTAGACGTATTTATAGGCGACCACTGACTCCAGCCACATTTTCTGGACAGTCAGCTGGCTCATGGCCTTCTCGACATCGTTTAACAAAACCACCAGCTCTTCGCCGGAACGGGCTGCCAGTTCAGCAACTCCCATGCCCTGAATGTTTTCCAACTCCGTAGTCATACTTCACCTCCCTGACAGGGTAATGGCTGCGATGTACCCGCATGGGTATGGGAAGCTTCGTGAGCTTCAATGTCCACCAGCCGGTAGATGACCCGGTTGCCCAGTTTGATATAACGCGGCCCCAGCCCTCTCATACGCCACTTCTCCAGCGTATAGGGGCTGAGCCTCCAGCGGTCTGCCAGTTCTTTCTGGCTCAGGTGTTGCACTTCCATTTCATGCTCCTTCTTGTTTTTTCCAAAGGCAGGAACAATCATGGGACAGTCGGCGTAGACAGAGCGGAGATGGGGCGGAGACAGAACGGAGACGACGCTTTTTTTCTTAAAAAATCACAAAAAAATCAGCATGTAATCTACAAGGCAGTAACGCTAACGCGCTGTATCACTTTTCAAATAGCAAGAAATAAATAAGGCTGCTTAATAATGCAGCCTTATTTATGGTGAGATCTTTATTGGAGTAGTTCAGACTTAAGCTGACATAACTTGTTGGACTGATGGCTGTTCATAACTGGATTCTGAACCACTATGATTTTCTATAGCCAGAGTTTCACGGTACTCCTTGGCTTCAGCCTTCATCGTCCAGTGTGCTTCTATATCCATTTCATCAATTTTATTCTTGATATCGGATACATTAACCCTAAAAAACTCTTTCCTGTAGTTAACTTTATTTACTTGTTGTGACTCAAAGACTTTATGGAGTTCTTTTTCGAGCTTTGGAGCGTCTTCAGAGTAGATCATTGCATGAACATCGAAGTCGAATGGTACACTCGCATCACCAAGCTCTTTTACCCGATCCATAGGCTCTAATCGACGAGTCAAACCAATCTTATGAATATCTTCACCAAATGACCCAATGTTAGAAATCACATACACATGACCTCTTCGAGTCTGCTGAGCCATTGATATCGCTCTTTGGTTTTTGGCTTCTGCTTCTTCAAGCTGACTTTGGAGGGCTGATAGTTGCTCTTCAAACTTGAGCTTTTCCTCTTCACTCGCTTTCTCAAGCTCCTTGCGAGCTTTTTCCATAGCTTTCTGAAGCATTTTCTCTTCTTTCTCTGCCTCCCTGATGGCTTTTTCCATCTCTCTTCTTGCTTTTTCTTCTTCCCTGATAGCTTCTTTTATTTGGCGCTGCTCTTCTCTCTCCTGAAGCTTTAGTTCATTAACTGCCACAGCCCATTTTAATTCATCAAGTCTGGCATTTAAGTATTCATCAGATATACGAGCATTTCTGAAAGCTCTGCCATTTCCATTTACAAGAGCAAATGCATCTTTTATTTCAGCCTCTAACTTCCCATAATTATCATGCTTTACTTTTGCCAAAGCAGTATCAACTTTACCGTTGAATGCATCCAGAACAAACCTTATAGCTGTTTCTTTTCGGTTTACTTCCGCATAGTCACAGAGAGCCGCCCTACTTTTGGTAACAAGCGTTTTTGTAAAATATCTGGATTTTTTAAGTTCAACACCAGCATCCTTATGACTAAACTCCTCAGCCAAATCATCAAGAACTGTTTGATTTGCAATAAGGTATTCATTCCCATAGCCATCAATGATATTTTTCATGGCCTTGGCTTTTTTCTCAAAAGTATCAGCCTTAGATTTAGCCTCAAGAGCCTCACCAGCAATTTCTCGGGCATTTTCTTCTGCTTGTTTGACGATTTTATCCGCATTGGTAAAAGCTTCCTGCATAGTCTGCTCCGCTTTCTCCTTTGCCTTTTTAAGATTCTCTCTCGCCTCTTTTACAATCCTCTCATGAGCAACATTTGCTTCTTTCTCTCTGTTCTCAGCTTTGAGCTTAGCGTCATTTAATCGCTTGGCAGCATCATTAACAATTTGTTCTGCATCTTTTCTTGCTTGAGAAATAATACCTCTGGCTTCTGACTCAGCATCAACTATGGCTTCGTATTTTTTGAGGTGTAAGAGAGCCTCTTTTTCAGACTGAAGCTCAGAGATTTTTTCTGTGGATTGTTTGTTTTTCCACCAAAATAATGCAGCAATGCCCAAAGGAGCAAGCAGTATAAGAAGGGCTGTAACTGTAGGAGTATCCATCACTCATTTTCCATAGTACTAAGTGCAGAAATGATAATAATTTTTTGGGACTAAAATTTCATTATGGAGTCATTTTTCTTCTGGATCGGGCTTTGGCTTTTAAGCTCCACAATCGGTTATCATACTGGATATACTCTTGCCACTGTTCGCTGTCACCAAAACAGTTACTTGGGCGTGTATAGCCAATGCCTTCTTCTCTAATCTGATCGGTCGTGACTCCCCGGTTCCCTGCCAACCAGGCATCATAAATCATGCTGGCCACCTTGCAGCGCTGACCACCACGTATATTCCACGGCTCTCGGCCACTTGCCTCAAATCGACCTTGACTACCATAGTATTCCCACTGGACTTCCAGTGACTCCACCTCAGGCTGGAAGGTTGCTCGTAGTACGTCTTTCAGCTTTTGGGCATCCATTTCACAAGGATCATCAGAAGACAGTAACGACATAATCGACACGATCGGATACCCTCCAGGCAGAGGAAGCAGATGGTCAAACCGCTCGGATACCGTGAGAACAACGCCAGAGGCCTTTTTCTGCCAGCTCTCCAATCCCTGATAAATGCTTTTGAAACCGCTCATGCTGGTCAGGTGTCTGGCAAGCAGAATTTGGTAGGGCTGCCCATCAACATGAATATTTCCCAGCCACTCTAACTGTTCAGGAATCACCGTGACTTGTTCCCCAGACAACTTCAGATGGGTCTTGAGCACCTTAATTAACCAGTCCCGGTCGTACTTGTACTGCCTCTGCTGTTCTTCAGTGATCTCAATAAAGCCTTCGGAAACACAGTAACAAGTAAAGACTCCTGGCTCATGCTCCGGATTTCTCTCAATCACTTCCAACCATTGTTCTCCGTCGTCGGTATCGATGGGAATTTCATAAGCCAGACCACCCGGACTCAAAGCGCCAGAGCTGATAATATCAGCAGCTTCATTGGGTCTGCCCATTTCCAGACAGGCTTTCAAAACCGTTTCAGAATCGGTTTCATAAAGACCGGCCAGGTAGCGAAATGAACGCTGTTTCTTGGGTAATTCCAGTGTATCAGTCATGAGTCAGTCCCCACTCCTTGAGTTTGTTCCAGCTGAGATAACGCTCCCGCTCTGTCAGATCCTGCAGATTGGAAGTGCAAGGGTCTTTCAGAATGATGGTGGTGCTGTTCGCACGACTTTGCCCTTCTTTTTTTCTGAACCTCACGGCAATGGAGGCTTCAGCAACAGAGTACTGATCACCATTTCGAAAGTTTTCCACCTCATCCTCTTGCATTACCCGATACACATCTTTCTCGTGGGCTTTTCTGGCGGGAGAATGAACGGTATAGGCCGCTTTGGTTCGAGTCGATTTGAACTTCAGATAAGAAACGGATACCTGCTCAATGCCTTCTTCCCGGGTGAATGGCAGTACAGGCTTGGTCTTCAGGATACCAAGCGTTAGCAGTCTTCTTTCCAGCTTCTCTGGAGCCTGCTCTATACCCAGCCCTTTACTGGTGAACAGCTGGGCCAGCTGCTCGCGCTCCTGCTTCTTGCGGGTCACCACTTCCAGCTCTCTCTTTTTCGGGTTCCAGAGAAAAGCGTATTCTCTTGCGGGGCTGACCATGGTTTCCCGGAGAACCTTCTTCTCTTTGGAGACCTCTTTGAGCAGGCTGGGCACACCTTCCCGGTAGACCATCACTTGCTGCAGGGTTTCCGTGGTGCCATCAATACAAGGACGTTCACGTTCAAACAACTCCACCAGCACTTCATCATCGCCACCAAAGTGCTGTGTGAGGTATTCCTTTAGACCTTCAATATCCGGCAGTTGATCAACATTGGAGAGTACTCTGAAACTGTCCCACTTGGCGGTCAGTCTGGCTTCATCGGCAAAGCGCTCACTTTCAGCTTGTGCAAAGATGGACTGTTCATGAAGAAGCACCCAGGCCGCCTGATTGTAAGGGTCACCCTGGGCTTGATACTCGGCCCTGTTTTTGACCAGACGAGTCAGGAACTCCTGACCCACTTCGTCTGTCATCTGGTCGATACGCCGGGCCAGGTCTTTAAAATCCTGCCGCTGTCTCTTATCGAGCTTTTCATACAAATTGACAGTCGTGCTGATTTCCGGTTCTTGAGCGATAATCCTTTGCGCTCTTGTGACTCCGGTTAACTTCAAAAGTTTGCGACAATAATCATCCCGAACGTATTTCAGGACTCGCTTTACGTGGGGCATCCGATCCTCCAGATTTTAAATTTTTCCTACTGCTACATCCCGACCTCGTTAAACTACTGTTTTTTTATACAGCATCATCTTGTACCCGATTGCACGGCCTGTCAATCCCTTGGAAAACACCGGATCAAGCCAGTTACCTCGGTATGGATTCCAGTCAGTTTTACAGCAACACTTTAAAGAAACTCGCACCACCCAGGGATGGGAGCACACCATGGACAAAAACCCATCAAACCACCAGCCACATCCGAACACCCTGGCAATCTGCCAGATTCTGGCTGTGGGTATCGAGCGCCGGTATATAAAGCAGCAAGAGCCGGATAACGCCGAAAGAGAGAAAGATAACTGGACTAATGCCGGAACCAGAGCCTGTATGTCTCATAAGGTTCAACGACAGGAGTCCCACAATGAAGAATGAATTACGCGAACAATCAAGCCTGGCGGCCAAGGTGGCTGCCATTCAGAAGATGTCCACCAAGACGCTACTGGAACTTTGGCCGAAACTCTATGGCACCGATGCCCCCAAGCTGAATAAACGACTATTGCGACAACGATTGGCCTTTCGGGTTCAGGAGCTGGAACTGGGGAGCTTATCCGAGAAACACAAAGGTCGATTACAGCGCCTGCAAAAACCATCCGCTAAAGACAAGCCCGTCCCCAAAGCGCGAGTCAACAAGCCACCAGCAGGCACCAGGATTACCAAAGAATACGAGGACGAAACCCATGAGGTGATTGTCACCAAAGAGGGCTTTGAATATCGGGGTCAAATATACAGGAGTCTTTCTGGGATCGCCAAGTTGATCACAGGTAGCCATTGGTCGGGGCCGGTGTTTTTTGGATTAAAGGGAAGCAGCCATGGGCAAAAGTAAGAGCAAGATTAAGGACATCAAACGTTGTGCGGTCTATACCCGCAAATCCTCAGAAGAAGGATTGGAGCAGGAATTCAATTCACTCCATGCCCAGCGGGAGGCCGGGGAAGCTTACATCACTTCCCAAAAACAAGAAGGCTGGATTCTGGTACCCGATGAGTACGACGATGGCGGCTTTTCCGGTGGCAATATGGAGCGGCCTGCCCTTCAGCGATTAATGAAGGATGTGGAAGCGGGCAAGATTGATGTGGTGGTCGTCTACAAGGTGGATCGCTTATCAAGGTCGCTGGCTGACTTTGCCCGGCTGGTGGAAGTGTTCGACAAGCATCATGTTTCGTTTGTTGCTGTCACCCAACAGTTCAATACCACCAGCAGCATGGGACGGCTGACGTTAAACATACTCTTGTCGTTTGCCCAGTTTGAACGGGAGGTCACCGGTGAGCGAATCAGGGACAAGTTCCTGCTCTCCAAGAAGAAAGGCAAGTGGATGGGCGGTACGCCACCCTTGGGCTATGACGTGGTTGATCGCAAGCTGATCCCCAATGAAGGGGAAGCGGTGATTATCCGGGAGATCTTCAAGACCTTTATTGACACCCGCTCCCAGATTGAGACGGCTGAGCGGATTAACGACATGGGTTTTAGAACCAAGCGCCTGCCGCGCAAGGGTGGTCAAGTGGCCGGGAGCAAGAAGTTCACCCGAACTGCGATCTACAAGCTTCTGAAGAGTCGGCTTTATATCGGTGAGATCGGCCACAAGGGAGAATGGTACCCCGGTGAGCACAAAGCCCTCATCAAACCGGAGGTCTGGGAGCAAGTTGAGGCCATTCTCCAGGGCAACAGTTCGAACCGGCAGACAGACAGCCGACACCGCAACACACGTTCGTTTCTGCGGGGTTTTCTGTTTGGGCCGGAACAGGAAGCCCTGATACCCACGGCCACCCGCAGCAAGGGCAAACTGCACCGCTACTACGTCAGCAGCATGGCTCGGAAGCACGGTCACAAATATTCGCCCCTGCCTACCGTACCTGCCAAGGAGATTGAGTTTCTGGTAGTCGAGCATCTCCGGGATCTGCTGAAGCAGCCCGAGATTATTTTCACCACCTGGCAGATGCTGACGGATCAGGAAAGCTTCAATGAAGATCAGGTCCGAGAAGCCCTGAATGAACTGTCGGACATCTGGAACCTGCTGTTTCCAGAAGAGCAGCGCCGTTTGATGAAACTGTTGGTCAGTCGTATAGACGTCCACCAGCAGGGCATCAACATTCGCTTCCATCAGGAAGGGATACCCTCCATTACCAACGAGCTACAAGGAGAAGTGACATGGCCATAAAAGTGACCGGCAAAGCCACTCGCACCTATCTGGAAGATGAAAACTGCATTCTGGTGCATATCCCCATCAAGTTCATCAGCCGCAAGGGCAAAAGCCAGATCACCACTCCCGATGGTCGTCCGGCACTGGAAGAAGTCGATCCAGCCTTGAGGAATGCTCTGGTCAGGGCACATCGATGGTTGAAGGCTTTGGAATCGGGCAAAGAGCAGCACCTGAAAGTGCTGGCTAAAAAGGAAGGGATTAACAGCGAAACCTACGCCTCCCGGATCTTACGCCTGACTACCTTATCGCCAGACATTCAGGAAGCCATCATTGACGGCAGAAGTCTGGGAGGGCTGACTCTGGCTGATTTCATGAAGCCTTTTCCACTGCTCTGGTCTGAGCAGAAGAAGGCTTTGGGAATACCCGAAGATTAGCTTCGGGTATTTATTCTGCTCGCCCTTCAGCAATAGCTGTTTGAGTCTCATCGAAACTGACTCGAACATCATCAACCCACTCTCTCACTTCAGTTGGGCAATCCGTCTGGCTAGCAATATTCTGCACCAACAGCAGAGCTGCCTTCATCTTGTTGAGGTTCCTAACTGACTCCCAGCTCATGGCCTCGTCAACATGAAACAGAAGCTTGTCTGAGTCTGGAAATCCAAAGTGTTCAACAATGCTTTCTCTTAATACCGTCCAGGCTCCCTGTAAATCAGAAAGCGCCGTCTTTATGTATCCAGTGGGTTCTGTATCAAAGCCCAT